CTAAATATGAATTATTTAGTTTATCTGAACAATTTTGGTTTGATGTTAATTTTTCAGTACCAAAAACATTAGATACTACATTAACCGATTCTGTTATTACATTTCCACTAAAGTTTTTTGTTTCGTTTTCTTGTTTTTGAATTTGTTCTTTAATTTTACTTATAAGATTAACACTTAGAGACTGTATAAAATTATCTATTTTTGGTAAAGAATAAAAAGGTTGTCTAGTACCAGTAAAATTTGTTTTAAATTCACCTTCTGAAATTTCGTGTGAAACTTTAGTAATCATATATGGACCACTAAACATTGGTACATTTCTTAAATTAAAATACATCATTGGTTGTATAAGTGCATTACCCATCATATTAACAGTACAAGAATAACTTCTATTTTTATATAGATTATACAATGATACATTTTGTGTACCAACACCTCTATTTCTACTTTGATTTGCCATTTCTGTAATCATTTGTAATGATTCTGCTGTTGGTTGTCCGGCGTTTTGAGTTAAACTAAAACTTTCAAATATTTGTTGATTTTGTAAACTAACATCAACATTAAAACCTACAATTTTATTTGATTTATCCCAATTTTTCTTACCTATTTGATTTTCTAATAATGGATTATCGCTAGCCCTTCTTAAATCAAAAGCATCATCTCTATACTTGTAATCAGCATTATCATTCATTGCTAAATGATTACTTGGTTTGTTATTATAATAACATAAGATTTTTGGTGATGAATTTCTATAATCAACATTTAAAAATGTACCCCAGAATGAATTTGCAAATTCTAAACTACCCTCTGATTTAGGTACTGGATTTTTTACAACATCTTGTACGTTATAAAAATTTGTAAAAGCTGGTAAGGGTAAAACAGTAAAATTATTTTCTTGTAATATTGAACTTATAATGTTATACCATGTATTTTTAGGTAAACCGGTTTCAATCATATCTTTTACCTTAAAAATGTCAACTAAAACTTTTTGTCCAATATCTTTACTAGCTCTGTCAAATAATAGAACATCTTCAAACAATGTTTTATTTTTAAAGTCACCACCCGCAATCCAAGTGTCGTTTAGTGATTTTAACGAATCCCAAAGTTCGTCTCGTGATTGTGTCCCCTGAAGTGGTGCTTTAGTATCTAATCCTTCATTTGAAACAATAATATCTGGTAATTCATTTCTAATACCTGTCATTAAATCGTTTAGAACATTATTTAAATACAATTCTGACGTATCTAAATATGTGTTCATTAATGTAAAAAAGTCAGAAACATTAATGTTTTTATTATTTAATTTTTGTGTTGCATATAATTTAATAATTGGTGCAAAATCTTTAACATTTTTTTCAGTAAATTGTACATTCATATCAACAAAAAAATCTGTAATATAAGAACCATTATCAGAATAAACCAATTCAGGTATTTCAGAAAAGCCAACATAATATTCAAGGTCTTTCCAAGTTTGTGGATTTGCCGTTTTTGATTGTGCTAGCGTTATTGAACCACCATTTGTTGGTAATGATCCTGTTGTACCTTGGTTATATCCTTGGTACGTTATTGGGTCTTCAATAAACTTAGTTGAGAAACTATAAAACAATCTTTTATTAAACATTGTTGGGTTACCCATTTTAAAAGTAACATCATACTCCATAAATTTACTAAATATTTTTTGGAAATTTTCATTTTGTTTTTGAATAACCTCATTAACCAATGTTTCATTTTGTAAATTTGTTGGTTTTTCAATAACCATAAGTTGTCTCATTAAGTATTGAAAATTTTTAAATGCTATTTCTAGTTCAGTTTCCTCACCCGGTTCTCCGGCAATTAAAGTATTATAATCATAAATTGATCTACTAAAATTTAAAAATTCTTCTTCAAAATAATCTAAAACTTCTGTTTCAAATGTTGTGAATATTTCAGATATTTTATTGTATTTTTTACTATCACCATTTAGTGAAAAATTTTGTTGTATTTCTTTATCTGGAAATATTTCTTTCATATATGAACTTGGGTCCGGTTTAGTTATTTTTGTTAAATCAAAATAACCATAATTAGGTGCACCCCAAAACATTCTAACTGAACCATTAAATAATGCTGGATTGTTTGTGATTTCAATTTTTAAATTATTGTTTTTAAAACATTCATCATTTATTTGATTTATTGTATTACCAAATGATGGTATGATAAAATATTTATCTTCTGTATTACTTTTAGTTAACACAGACCAGGTTGAAAGATTTAAAGACCTACCATTATCTGAATTATCAAAACCGGTTGGTTTTACAATTTTACTTTCAACTGTTGTTGTTAAAAACATTTTACCATCATTCAATAATGTTTGTACTTCACCTTGTGAATAACCAGCTGTTGCTGCGTTTGTTACGTAAAATATTTGTGGATTGGATAAAAAGAAATTAGATGATGTTACATTCTGTGGTATGTCAATTGTATATCTACCAACACCACCGGTTGTACCGCTAACTTGTGATAATATTTTTGTATTTATTTCAAGACTTTGTCCTACAATTTTCTGGTTAACTGAAAGTGTACCCCCAGTTATACTCAATATATCCATTGTTGTTCCGGTTATTGAACATATTCCATTAAGAACTGTTAAATTTTGTGCTTGATTAACTTTATAAACACCGATACCACCAGTGGCGCCACTTAATTGTGAAACAATTGTTGTGTTTAATTCAACACCAGGACCTGCAATTATTTGTCCTGGTAATAAGTTATTATCATTAATTGTTTCAACGACTAAGATATCATTATATGCTGTTGCAGTACCATTTAATTGTGTTGTTCCTGAAAATAATTTTAAACCTTGTAGAAAAACATTCATATCATCAATTAATTTTGGATAAAATCCAATATTCATTGTTGTTACGGTATTTAAGCCGTTTGTTATATTATCAGTTAATACAATATTTTTTTGTTGGTTATTTATATTTAATGTAAAAGTTTTAGTTGAGGCTGAATTTGATGGGTCATAATTTGCTAAATAATTAAAGTTATTCCAAGATTCATCTAAAATATCTGTACCTTTTCTATTCCAGGTTTTATATCTGTGCCATATTGAGCCGTACTTTAAAATCCAAGCATATGGTAATCTGTGTACACCACCAAATTTTTTTAAAGTTGCTAATATGTAGTCAAGTTCTGTACCACTTTCTAAGTCTTTATATTTTTCTCTTAAAGTTGCAAGAGGTAAACTATTAATAAAATAATATGCTGCAGATTTATAAGGTGATAAATCATTTGATTTATATCTAAAATTAAATAAACCATTTTGTATTGAGTTTATAAAAAAAGGTGTATTTAATATTGACGTTGTTTGAGTATCTGTCAAATAAGCGTCGTAGTTTGAATAATTTACATTACCTTCAGTTATAAACTGTTCTTCAATTTTTCTATTATTATAAAACTGTTTTAAATTAGTGTTAATTGTTTGATTAAATATATTTGATGTATAGTTGTAATTTGTTACTGGTCTTTTAGTTGTGGTATTATCGTCTATTGAAAAGTTTGTAATAGTTTTATGTATATTATTATATTTTAATACTTTATTTGTGTTAAAAATTTCTTTAATACCATTTGTTGATTTTCCATTTGCTAAATATTTTTTTGACCAATTTAAATTTGTAATTGGGTACATATCAGTAAAATCAAATTCATTACTTGATGTTAAATTTTCAATATAATCTTTTATTTTATTTTCTTGAGTTAAAGATAGACTAGGTTGTGATTTTTCACTACTTAATAAACCTTTATTAAAAATCTGAACTGGATTATTTACTTTATTTTTTAGATATGGTGTTACAATTTCACCTCTAATAAACTTTTGCCAGCTTTCGCCTTCACCTTGATTTGATATATGTCTTAAAAATGTTGTAAAGTTACCCCCATCAATTAAATATTGTTTTAATTTTTTTTGTAAAAATGGTGATTCAGAACCTAAACTTTTTAAAACATTTAATTTTTCATTTTCAGATTCAACCAAATAAACACTTGATTGATAACCGGATTGTCTACTTAATTTAGAATAGAAAGCGTTTACCATTACTCTTTCGTAAATTTCATAGTAAAATTTTGACTCTTCCTTATTTTGGAAAACTTCATTTGTTATTGGGAAATCTACAGCATTTAAACTTAATCGATTGGGTTTAAGTTCACCATTATTAGTATCACCAATTTCTGGTTCAGGAGTTTCTCTTTCAATAAAACCTTTTATATACTCTTCAACAAACTCAACTTCTGGCCATAATTCAGTTATAAATGCTTTTGTTAATGAAGATATTGATGGATCGCCAGGATATTTTTGTTCAAATTTTTCACTTCCGTCTTCAGCACTATATTCTCTTAATACTTGTGGCCAAGGATATATTGGTTCATTTGTTTGTCCTGGAGTTTTAACATCAACACTTTGTGCTGTAGATGAACCACCAAGTACTGCATTTTTTCTATATGGATTTTCTCTAACAGCCCAAGCGTTAGTATGTACATCGTCCATTAAACGTAAAAATGCTTCACCTTGTGCAAAAAAAGGAGCTAAAATATTTCTTATTGTAGGTTTAAAACCAATACCACTATCTTTTCTTGATAGTTGTTCGGTTAAACTTTCTGTAATTTTTTGTTCAATTTCTGTTCTTAAAGTTGTTATATTTTTTGATGCAACTTCAATAACTTCATTAAATCTACCTTTACCATCAAATATGTAAAATTTTAAACTGTTTATAATTGGTGTGTATGTTTGTTTAAACTCTATTGTTGTTGCACTTTTAGATGGATCTTTTCTAAAAATTTCTTTATAAGTTTCATCAAAATTTACATCTTTGTCTGTTACATCAATTTTAATTTTACCAATATCAATATTAATTGGTACTTCACTTTTTGTAACTTTACCGGATACGGTATAACTACCATTTTTTCCTGCAACACTATTTGATGATAGTTTTTGAATGAACTCTTTTAAAATTCCATCTAATTCTGTTTCTGCTGCGGTTATTTTTTCTGGTGTGTTGTAGTCTTTTTTATATGAGTAAACTTTAGATTCATTAGTTAAAATAAAAGGTGTTGTAAAATCAAGGTATGTTCTTGCCCAAGAATTTGTATTAAAAAATATTTTTTTAGAAAATTCAGTTAGTAGTGTTTGAAAATTATCAAGTTCTGTTAAAGTACCTAGATTTTCTTTTGAGAATTTATCTAAAATTTCTTTTATAAAGGTATCTAATTTACTTTTAAGTTTTGTTACTGTGTATTCTGGAAAATCATCATCGATCAAACCTTTTGATTTATATTCAGAATACACTTCTTTCATTTTTTGATATCCTCTACTTACTAATTGTGGTGCTGTATCTGTTTTTCTAGTACCAACCACTGTGACTTCACCATTATTTAATGAAACACTAGTTTCTATACCAGATTTATTTGTTGGTAAATTTTTATTAACAAAAGTGTTATACATATGTGGAACTGCTAACATTTGTCCCCAATTTACATATGACATAACACCATATTTATATCCATATAATTTTAAATCTATTTTGAAATTACCGTTTGTTGAATCAAATGTTGAATTAAAAGTTTGTAACATTAATGGATATCGGATTGCTTTACCATAATAACCTTTAATTGTTAAATAAAATATTGGGTACGGTAGTTGAAAAAATGCAGCGTATGGTGAATTATTTCCAGCTTCAAATAATGCCCTACCTTTAACGTCTTCTAATTTTATTGTAACGGTTGGGTAAAAAGTTGTACTAATATCAATGTTAATTGATTTTAAACCTAATAATCCAGTATCTACAGCACCTGGAGTACCGTTTGAGTATTGACTTTGTGTTATATAAAAATCATCAGATTTTTTTGGGTTTTGTACAGCATTTAATTTTGGTTGATTTACACCTTGACCTTTAACAGTATCTTTACCTGTAAGTTCATCAGACCAAGATGTATTTAAAAACTTTTTAAATCCAGGATTTAAAAAATTAATTTTTCCAACGGAAATAGTTCTTACATTATCATTTAATGGTGCACCAATTGCTAATTTTGTTCTTGGGATAACACTACATTCCAAGTTAGCATACATTACTAAATTTTCTTGTTTAACATATCTTTCTTTAACCTTTCCGTTTTCATCTATTACTTTATTTGGGTCAACAAGAGTTATGTTATCATAATCAAATTCAACTAATATATTTTCTCCGTTATCTACCATAATAAAAAAAGTGATTATTTAATTCATTGTTATAATCTTGTAATGATGTTAGTAAAGGAAATGGAATTGTCAATATAGCACCGTCAGGAATACTCCATTCGGAACCACTATATTGTGGATTTGCTTGTAATATTAACCAACCAAAAAATGGTGAGCCATAATATTGTGTTGATATCTTATCTAATCTTGATTGACCAATTCTATAAATATAATTTTTATCGGTTGATTTAACCGGTAAATTAATATATGGAACAACTTCTTGTTCACCATTTATTAAAAATTGACTATATCTATTATAGTATTGTAAATTCATAATTAATTAAATTTAATCTTACCATCAAAAGTTTCGGCTTTTGAATTAATGTTATTTGTTGAATACAAATCTGTTATCCTTTTTTTCTGTTGTTGTGTTGGGTTACTAGTAGGTTCAGACTTTAAAGTATATTTTACCGCTTGATCAATAGGTGAAACTACTAAATTAGTATAACCTAATTTTTCATTTGTTTTTATTTTATCAGAAAATCTTTCATTATTTTTTTCAGTATAATAATTAAATAAATTAACACAATTTTCTATACAAATATCAACTACTTTTTCAACATTAATTTTATTATCGCCATATACTGTACTATTTAATAAATAATTTCTAAAATCTGTTTTTTTATTATTATCGAAAAACACTTGTGACATAATCTGATAAAACCTATTATTTTCAGGTTCGTTTCCATCTTGCCAAGCAAATCTTACTTTATCTTTTTCTGATTGTGGTATACTAGTGTCGGTTACTAAATTACTAAACCCTTTATCTAAAAATGTAGAATCTCTTTTATTATAAATATTATCTGCTAAATCAAGACCTAAACCTAAATATGATTTTACCACACCTAAAACTTCGTCAAAAAATTGTTTGTGTTTATCTTTTATTTTTGTATAAACATCTTTTATTAAATCAAAAGTATTTGTATCATTACTTGTAACACCAGATAAATTATAAACAACAGCCTCGTTATTAGTATTTAAAGAACCATCTGTTTTTGTTAAAATTAAATTAAATTCTCTTATAAATTGCACATATTCTTGTTGTATTGTAATTAAACTTGTTAAATTATTATTTATATTTAAAATAAAATCACTTTGTATACTTGTAACATATTCTTTTAATTTATTTCTAAGTTCTCTAATATCTCTATTATTTAAATCTCTAGAGTTATTTTTTACCGATGACATAAATGTGTCTTTATCGTCAGATATGTCATTTAATACTCTATCAAATAATTTATTAAATTTTTCTTCAATATTTTTTGGTTTACCGTAAATAGAAATTTCTGAAGATTGACCGTATTCATCAAATTTTCCTTTTAAATAATCTCTTTCTAAAAATAAAGAGAATATTGAGCCAATATTAGATGTTTTTACGATAGTATTATTTGTGTTAATAACAGCATCAAAATACTCAACAGTTTTTGTCCAAAAAGAATTTAATTTTTCTGTATAGTCAATTTCACCATTACCACCTAAATTACCAATTGTCTTACCACCTTTTTTAGGTATTTCATTTTTTACTTGATTTGTTTTTATTGGTGGTTGATTTGCTAATATTTTTTCAACAACATATTTATCTCTTTCACTAACATCTTCAGTTGCTGTTGCTCTTTCATCGTAAATTTCTGTATTTGCGTAATAATTAAATGATAAAGCATTTTGTAATTCATCAACAGGACCTTTTAAACCATGTCCACCAATAAAATTAAACCCCATTGTTACAGTAACAATCATTGGTTGTACACCAATACCTTCCGGATTAATATCAAAAAATGGTGCATCATATTTAAAACCCATACTTGTTGGTACAACTTTACTATGATAAAAATCACCAACTCTAATTACTAATATTGGTGGAGCACCAAAAGATGTATTTAAAGCGTCATTATATTTTGGTCTACCGTCGGCACCAATTATTGGTATTGTTTGTCCAGGTCTAACACACTGATTTAAAAATGTAATTCTAGCATTTAATCCTTCTGGTGTTGTTGAGTGAAATGCTGGATTAAAATATTTAATTTTATCTTTTATTGACTGGAATATCATAGGATCATTTTCTTTTAGTACTTCAAAATAATCACATTCAGAAAATAAAAACCTTAATATTTTTTTTGAGATTCCGTCTTTAATTTTTTGTTCAACAGTAATATTTGGTGACGGTTTTATTGGTGTTGATGGATTTGTTTGTGGGTCATTAACGGTAATTTCTTCATTAACACCATTATCATTGTTATTGCCACCACCACCATCAGTTGTTGTTACAATTTCTTCTTTTTTTGGTGGGACTTTAGCTCTAATCGCTTGAATCGCCACTCTTCTACAGGCCATAGGTGGTATAGAATACCATTCAGCAAAACTTGTCCTTTTATATTGGTTTGTTCCAACTTTTTCCCTAACATTCACTCTACAATCAACACTATCTGTTAAAAAACTATCCTTACCACTACTATTAACTAATGCAATATCATCGGTGTCAGAAGATTGTTGCGCTTCCGAATTTGTTTTTGGTATAACAACTTCTTCACCTCTTGGTGTAAATTTTAAAATAAGACTTTTATCATCAATATAATTTTGTATTGTTTTTTCACCAACTGGTTGTTTTCCTAACCATTTTAATACAGAATCATTTCTTCTTTTTGATATGTCAACGTTATACTGAACACTAGCTGTTGCAGAAGCTGAACCAACTAAATCAATTTCTATTTTACCACCTTTTGTTAATATTTCTCTAACTTTATCAAGAAACCCACCTTTTAAAACTGAAAAATTACCTTCAACAACTTGAGTAAAAAAATCTGGAATTGCTGATCTTGTATATTCTTTGACAGCACCATTATATGTTATTACACCACCTCTTGGTCCTTCTGTTATATCATTTGTTAAATAAGCTTTTTCTGGTGCGTTATTAACATATTCTACATTTTTTCTAACCATATATCCTTCATACCAAAAATCAAAATCGTTTGTCGCTGTTCCACCATAAGTATTTGCACCAGTTGTTGAGTTTGGCGAATTATTATCAAAATACCAACCATAACCAACAAAACCATCTAAATCTTGTGTTGCAACTAATTCTGTTGATGTTTGGTCAGTTACAGTACTTGTGTTTGAAACAGCATTTGGGGTTTCGTCCGCATTAGTACCACCACCTTTTGTTAAGGTGCTACTTTCTGGTGTTTTTGGAATTTCAAAAGCTACTTGACCAAGTTCTTCTGATGTTAACCTTGGATTATTTAATATCTGTTGATATGTAAATAAATCTCTTGTTGGTATTGTGTTAAATTTAATTCCTAATTCATATAAATCATATTTTAAACAACCAGCAAAAAATGAATCCATCATTGAATCAATTTTTTCTTTTGGTATGTTTTTTAATTGTTTTTGAACAATGGTATTCATTACTGAAGGATGGTCAACAACTATTTTCCAACTTAATGATCCAGATCTTGATGTATTTTTATAAGTATATATTGGTTCTGGTCTACCTAAAAATGATGTTGAACCAAAATCTGGTTTACTATCATCAGAAAACGCTAGGTCATAAGGTGGGAACCACATTATTCTACCACCATTTGGACCTCTCTCACAAACTGGTAACTCATCATATGTGTAACCTGGTCTATCTGATGTTCTCCAAGCAAGGTTTTCTATTGAAAACATATATTTTTTAACTTTATTATCAACAATATTTGTTGATCCAGGGTTTTTTAATGGAGCAATATTTAAATTATATGTATTGTCAAATACTGAATACGAGAATTTTCTACCAGATTTTGTAATACCATCACTTTTTTGTAAATCAGCATATGTAAAATAAGGTGTGTCTTTTGTAAAGATTCTACAATATTCAATACCAGCTTCAGTACCATCAGAATTATTCTTATATGATAATACTTTTGAACCTTTAGTTATTTCTTTATATCCGTCATTAAATACTTTTGATACTTGATTAATAGCATTACCGACGTGTTTTAACCTTGTACCTCCTTGAACATTATCGGCTGAATTAATTAATCTTTGTGTTTGGTCTAATATTGAGCCTTCTTTAAATGTAATATCTGTTGATTGATATTTTTCATAATCTGTTTTAACAACTTCATACTCTTTGTCTTGTTCAGTTACTTTTCCACCGGGACCAACTTTAAATCCAGCATTTGGTTTATATTTAGGTGATGTCCAAACAAATTGACCTGCAATTCCACCACCATCTCTTAATGATTTTCCGGCTAAACCATTTTGTATTTTATTTTGGTTACCTTCATATAAAATACCTAATTCTTGTGGTCCATAAACAATTGTTGTAAGTTGTTTACCACCTGGACCAACTGGTACTTGATTTGCTGGTGAATCAATTCTTGAAGGTTCGGCTTGTGGGCTTCCGACATAATATCCACCAGTATTTGGTTTATCAACATCTAATATTCTATCAAGACCTGTTGTTATAGTTTGTATTGGTCCTCTTGTATATTTTGGTCTATATTTGTTATAATCTAATGTTGAAAATAAAATTGATCTCTGTCCATTACCAGTATTAGCAACAAAAGTTTCTGATGGGTTTCTAAACACATCAAGTACTGGTCCTAATAATCCACCAGTTAATGGATTAATAACTTCTAATGCTTTTTCAAGTTTAGGTGCTTGTATTTCAACACCATTAAAATAATCTCCCGGAATTAAAGATACTGGAAAATAAGTACCGCTTAATTTATTTCCTAACGAAACTGCAGCACCTATTGGGTTTTCTGGTTCTGTAATTTTCCAGTTTTTTTCAACTAAAGGTTCTTTTCCGGTTGCAACTAATGTCGCGGTAAATGGATCTTGTAGTGCGTCTAAATTTACACGACCAATAGTATTTTGTATAATTTCAGCAGCAATTCTTTCTTCAAATAAACTTTTTAACGTACTAGCACCAATTCTAGCTAAATAAGTGTCTTGTGATAAAGGTCCGTTTGAACCTGTTGGATTTTGACTAAATATTAAATCATATGTAGAATAAGATGATGCAACAAAAGAAGATGGGTCCCAATAAGGTTGATATAATTTTGGATTACCAACAACATCAGTAATTTCAACTAAATCATTATATCCTCCTTCTGGTCCATAAATATTTTGAATGTATGCAGCATCAATAAAAAATTCATTGACAATGTCAAGTTGTGTATCGTTTGGACTATATGGTCCTGAATTAGAATCAACAGGATATGGCGCTACAGGTAATGAATATTTACCGTCATACCCTCCGTCTGGTCCGTATTCATTTAATGGATATAAATTGTTAGCAAAATTATTTGATGATATTAATGTGTCTGGTGAATCAATAACACTTGAAACTGTTAAATTTGTTTCGTAGTTAATTTCCCCACTTGGTGGTGAAAAAACGCCTGGTACTTTATACGGTTTCAAATTTCTAACCATTAACTGGTTTCTAAAATTTGATGATGATGAAAATGATAAAGTACTTTCTGACATTTTTTATTTTATAAATATTAATATTATGTTTTTTACTAAATATTTATTTTCTAGGTTCACCAGAAGCCACTTCTCCTGATGCAACATTAAGTTTTGATAAGAATTTTTCATCACTAAATGTTTCTTTCATTTTACTATCCACTTGGTTTGAAATTGCTTTTTGTAAATCAGTGTTTAAACCTTTGAAACTTTCGTCCGCCTTAAAGTTAATATCTATAGCACCAGATATTGTTTGTTTTATAGTATTAACAGTTGATCCAATATTAGCTTTAAAATCCTCAAACATTTTTAAAACTTTATCGTTATCTGCTGTTGATTTTATAGGTTCAGCACCAGTTACTGGACTGTATATTTTTTCTATTTCATATTTGGCATTAGAGTACCCTTGGGCTACAGCGTTACCAGCACCACTAATAATATTTTGACCACTTTCAAATATTTTTTGTGGTAAATCTTTTACATAATCAAAAGATTTTAATAATTCTTCAGTATTACCAGCATTTATTGCACTAATAGCAGTATTTTCAATACCACTTGTTAACTTATAAGTTTCTTCTCTTACATTTTTTGGTGTTACTTTTTCAGTTAAACTACTAGCAAAAGCTGATTGACCGGCATATGATGCACTAGTAATTCTTTGTAATGGTCCAGAACTTGCAATTGCTAATCTAGTTCCACCTATAGTACCTGTTATGTTTCTATTAATTTCTTCTAAAACATTTAATTGATCTCTAGCAATATCTTCAGCTGTTTTATTTTGATCTGCTTGTTCTTTTTTTAATTCTTTTAATTGTTCAGCAGTCAAGTCTTCAACATCAACTTCTTTTGTTTGTCCCTTTTCATCTGTTATTTGTACCACAGCTCTACCGTCTTTCATTTGAGCCATATTAGCAATTAACTGTTTGTCCTCTTCTGATGCCGCAAATCCAGGGAAACGTATTTTACTCATTTTCATTTCCAAGTCAGAACTTTTAAGTGCCATTTTTGCTAGTTCATCAGCGTTCATACCCATAGCCTCAGCAACTTCTTTTAATTGGAGTTTTGCTCCTGGGAATATTTCAAAACCTGAACCATCAGCTTTTAATCTTGTAAATTGTTGAGAAATTTTTACCATTTCATCTTGTAATTTAGCCGGGTCGTTAAGCGCCATATCCATTGCAGATAAAGGATCAAGTAATTCACTTGACTGAACACCCAATCTTTGTAAGGCGGATGAAAACTCAATAGCACTTTCTGGGTTCATCATTTTTTCTGCTTGATTAAGAACTTTTTCCATATTAACACCAAGCATTTCTGATTGTGTAACCATTTTAGCCAAACCTTTAACACCACCATCAAAGTTCATTGTGTTCAAATATTTTAATTTGTCAACAACTTTACCACTAACAGCTTCAACATTAACACCAACACTTCTTGCATAATTTGCAACATCAGCCATATTTTGACCTATCACATCTAAATTAAAACCAGCGTCTTTAAAATTTTCAGCTAAAGTACCAGCGTCTTTACCTGAAAATTTTGCTGCAGCACCTATCTGTACAACACTATCGGCTGCAAGAGTTGTGTTTACTTTTAAATTATTAGGAATATCCTCTAATGCTTTTAAAGCTGTTTCTTGGTCAATACCTAACTTATACATTAGAGGAACGGTATCGGCAATAAGGGTTCTAAACTCGGCACTTCTAGCAGCACCAACTCCCATATTGTTTGCTAATACTTGTGATTGTTTAATTAAATATTCAACATCACCTTCAATTGCTGTTGGGGATAAGTTACCTAAAAACTCACCAAAGCCTTTCCCAACACCAGCAAACATAGTTGGTATCTCACTTATTTTTTGAGCGTAGTTTTGTGTTTTATCAAAAGCTTCACTTACATCAAAACTACTTTTTTCTTGAGATTTTTTTAAGGCACTATTAAGTTCTGTTGCATGTTTTTTTTCTAAATCATCAATATACTTGAGCGCGTCTTTATCTTTGATGTCTTTTTTATCTATTCTTAACATACCTTATTTTTATGATAAATATTTGATTTTAATTTTTATTAGATTTAAAATCATCAATTAGTTTTTCAATTAAAAATCTTCTAACATATGTTGGTATAGATAAAAATTCACTATACTGAATTCTTAAATATTTTGCAAGATAAAAAAATTCTTCGTTTAAAGTTAATGTATAACTAGAAGAAAGGCCGAAAAAATTCCACCCCAAAGGCGATTTGTACATCTACCTTTTCTCCAGACGGGGCTATTACTGTTCGTTTAAGATCTAATTTAGGTTCGTTTTCAACCATAAAATTTCTAATATGTTTTGAATCACCAATTAACATATTTTGACAAAATCTAGAAATTTCAGTTTTATCTGTAATTCCATCAATTTCTACGACAATTTTATTTAATCTTGTTGTTACAACTGGTGGTGTATATCCTTTTGGGTATAAATCCATCATATTGTCAATTGCAATTAAATCATTTAGTGTTAATAATTTTAATTTAACAACTGAGCCTGACATTGGTAATTTAGTTTCAAATAATCCTTCATTATTTGGTTCTACTTTTGGTTTAATAATATTTAATTCATCTAACATTATACTTGTTTCAAACCTATCACCTGTTTTTGGGTCTGTACTTAAAATGTTATATTCAGGACCAAAAGATGTGTTTCTTAAAAATAATAAAATTGCTTCAACATCACCTTCTAATAATTCATCTGGTCTTAAATCCGATTCATACAATTTATTTCTTAATAAAGGCATAACAATTGATTCTCTAATTGTTTTTTTTCCATCTATATTTGCTAAAATATTTTCATCACTAGCAGTTAAATAACCTATTTTAACTGATTTTTTCTTTGATGGATAGAATATACCACCAGATGGTAACTGGACTATGTCGTGTGGTAAGTTAAAATTTTGTTGTGCGTAGTTTGATAAATCTTGATTCATATTTTTTTTTTAAATTTTTATTACAATAAAAAACGTATACAAAATAAATGTATACGTTAATTATAAAAAGTAAAATATTTTTTTAATAGACTAGTATGCAACGATCCATTACAATTGTTGATGCAATTGTTGAAATTTCATCTGATCCATATTTTAATGATCCACCATCATATCCAGTTAAGTAAGCACCTTCTAGTATCCATTTCTCAACAACAACACCAGTTGGGTCTAACATTTCAAGGTCAACATTTTTTTTATACCCGGCGGCATAACCCATACGACCTGTTACAGATTCAGCACAAGTTCTAATCCATTCCATAACAGCTTGTGTTGCTGAAGGTCCAATTGGGTCTCTAAATGTAACTGATAATGATTTCCAAGAAAATTTACCAGCCACGTTTACTTCTGTATTTAAAAAAGGTATTGGGACATTATTAATTTCTAGTTTAGGTCTTGATGTACTCTCAACATACCATTCGTTAATACCCAACGAAGAAGGGAATCTTAAAATCCATCTATTGTTACGTTTTGGTTCGTAAGGAATAGGCATTTTCATTAATAAATCAGCCATAATTGTTATTTTTTAAATTTTTATTTTATTGTTTTATTTCAATAAATATTTCTCTTTGGAAAATTTTTCTATTTACTTTATTTTTTTTTATCAAATTATATATAATAAGAATTAAA